GTTTGATCTACCATTATTTAGAATGTGGTTCGTGTGAAGAACACACTCCGCAAACGATAAAGGTAAACGTGCAAACCCCGAAACCTAACGGCTTCGGGGGGCCCAGCCCCAGGCTACTCAGGAACCCCGTGTGAAGTCACGGATGTCCACATAGTAGCCGCACTTGACGCATCGGAACCAGATTCGGTCACCGAACCAGGACTTGATGAGGTCAGGCGCCACCTCGTTACGCCCAAAGGGCGCGAGGATAACGCTTAGACGTGCATCTTGTTCTGTATCGGTGTCGAATTCATGGAACTCCGACGTGTCAATACAGCGGTTGCTCATGGAACATCCTTTCTTTCATGGGGTTGGAATCTGAGTAGCCACCAGCTCTTCATTTAGAACTGGTATCCACCTCCGTTTTATGCGGACGTCGGAGGGGCGTCCAGACCGCTGAAGATGCTTGTCATCCTTTCCAGGGCTGACAAGGCACTTGAGTAGCGATCCTAGTTCACTGGCCTCGTTCTTAGGAACAACAGGCACAGTGACCCAGGCTCGCACGCAGGCGCGTTGGTATGAGTCAATGCCCCGGCATCTGCCGGAGAAGCTTGCACTGACTCGCACCAACCCAGGCGCTCGTTCATCGGCGATGGGGAAGGTACCTCGCAAGAGGCTGCCGATCTGTTTATCCAGATGGATAACAGTAACCCAATAACCAGCCATGTAAAGCTGGTTACGAAGAGAAACGAGCGATTCTGTTTCAACGGTCTGCCTTCTGTTAGTGGGAAATGGGTGACGAACCCTCACTGGAGTGACATCAAAGCCATTCCAGTAATCCCCACCACAGGACTCTCGGAACCTTCCGGTTCCGAACGTCTTGTTCTGATTGATCTTCCAACCAAGGTCAGAAAATACTTCAGAGACAGAAGGTAAGTACTCTACAGGGACGACAATGTCATCTCCGTAGACCCTCACCCGGCCATTCATCGATCTGATGAACTTAGAGGTCAGGGTGAAAGATGGGTCTGCCTTCCTGTGGTGTCGCTTGATAGCCATATATATGGCGACCCAGAAGACACTAGCTTCAACAGGGAAGCAGACGGCCGATCCCATACTAGCGAACTTGTAGGCAGGGATTACCTGCCCAAGTACGCTCACCTCCGCACTACGTGTGGCATCAAGTGCCTCCCAGAGATCTGGAAGACACGAAAACACTGATGCCGCTTGGAGGTATGTCACACGGTCGCTGGCCTCTGAGAGGTCAACGGTGGCGACGTCCTGTAGGACTGAGCCTTGCCGTGCCATGTCGCGATTGATCTGCTGGTCGGTGAAACCGACCTGCGGACCCCACGCTTCATGGGCATTGACGAGAAGTGTCTGAATCGACTGCTGCATGTATTGCAGACTGGTCGGTTCTCGCACAATTACTCGCATGCCTGACGCCGTCTTCGGAACAAGAAGAAGTTCCGCAGGGACGGAGGGATCACGAGGACCTGTCTGATGAACCCCAGCAAACGGGAGCTCATTCCACTGATCGTCAAAAGACGACCTATGGTCAGCCCACCGGTAGTTGGGAATAGCCCACTCGACCCACGGAAACCGTGATTCGAGATGGTCAGGCCAATACCAAAGATCAAACTTCTGGTTTCCCATAAGTTTGTCCGCGGTTGAACCTGGACCATGTTTGGGCATTAATTCATCATTGCGCACGGCATGGTTAACCATGCGCATGACAGGAAACAATACCTGGGTAGCAGTAGCTACCATCTCCTGTAAAAGGGATGGTGGGGCCGTCAAGTCCCACTCCAGGCATGCCTCATCGGCCTCGACGAACTGTCGAACAACTTTACGTTGTCTAGGCAGAGAAGACTCTGCCTTAACCTTCCCGCAGAGGGCAGTTAACTGCCTTACCGCGGAGATGGCTTCGACTGATGGTTCGTCGATCATCTTGCCGTTAGCATCGAATATTCCGCGAAGGAAACCTCCTAGAAATAGGGGGAGACCCCCACGCCGCTGGAAACCAGCGAAGTGGTCGGAGTGGACCTGCTCAGCGGATAGGGCTTTATCAAAGTCCTTACCATAAGCAGGCAGGGCGATCGTAAGGAACGATTCGCCCTCATTCTCGATGCGCCGAGACAGTGTTTCTATGTCTCGTTTGGCATTAGTACCGCAAAGGGATGCTAGTTCAGTTGCTAGCAGGGCCCATAAGGATACTAGGCTTTTCATGCGTGCCCCTTCCAAAGGGTTACTGCATCCTAGCCTAATGTACCCCCGTTAGGGGTGATCAGTTCTCGCGACCAACCAGCTTAGCTGCGTTGGTGCTGGCCTTAAGCCAGTCCGCGATAGCGATCAGCTGTGCAGCGAGCTCCGCAGCGGTGTAACCCACCGTCGGAGAATCGATGTACACGCCGACGCTAGTGCTGACCGGAATACTCCGATCAGACGCGAACGGATCAGTGATGACCTTGCTGTTCACAAGCACAACCTGCGAACGGTTGCGCTTACCCACGTTGTGGGTGACAGTAAGCTCGTACTCGCCCGTGTCCATGCGAAACTTGCCGGAGTTCAGAGAACTACCGACACGTGGCAGGGACTTTGCTACCGTGGAAACGGTAACGGACAGAGGATCAGCGTACATTAGGACTCCTTGATTGGGACGATTAGAGATTAATCGTCATGGTTGGAAAACCACTGTCTTGACCTCTCTCGATGTATGGAGAGGGAGCACAGCAGCCGGTTTTATCGTCGGGTAGTGATACCCAACGCTGCAAGGATGGAGATCTGACGGTTAGTCAGATCCCCAACACTGCCGAAACCAAAGTATGGCGCAGCCCGAAACCTCTTCTTGGTTTCGGTCACCTGAGTTGTCTCCTCGCCTCCAGACCAGTACGGGATTTTCTTCGTACTGTGAAGGACGACACCCGGTCGTACGACCGTGGTGACCTTACGGTGGTGACTCATCATGAATGCGTCATGCAACACCAGACCGTCAGCAATAGTTGCGGATGTGGTAGCGATGATATCGCCCACATTGGTGAACCAATCGACGGCCCATGACCACGGAGCCAAATTCCACACGACCTCGGGCGTAAGCTCGATGCCGAGTAGAAGATCAGCGTACTTAGCATATTCGCTATTACGCTGGGTCAAAGCGGGAGCGAAGAAAGTATGATACTTACCTTCGAACCAGCTTTTCTTGAATCGCGTCTGAGTAACATAGGCGCGACCAGGATCTCCGACAGAATTGCCAGTAGCCCAATCACGGGTTACTACGTTATTCTCCGAAGTGACCGTCTCCGTATCAACTGGGAAGGAATATCCCACTTTGAGAACTTCAACTTTTGAGAGGTCTTTCGACTTCTTCATGACGTTCTCATAGTCCCTCACCTGCTTGGCGTAGGCTTGGATGTCTGCTATGATAGGCAGAAAACCAAACTGCACCGAGAGATGAGCGCCAGCAAGCGCTTTTAGCGTTTCCTTGCGCCATGACTCCACTCTTGGTAAGAGCGGAATCCCGTCAGCATAGATCTCACCTGCAGAGGTGAGAATCGACGTTGCCGGGGGGTTAGGGCGTGATCTACCGATTGCTGTAGCGCCGAGAGCCTTGACTTGTGAGTCAGTGCTCGCGTCGCCAGAAAGCAATGAGGACCCACTGATAAACGTGGGAACTCCGATGTTACTACTCAAACCAGAGCCGCCGGGATGTATCCCGTGACCTGACTTGTAGTACGTAAAGTTGCGAAGAATGAGTAGGGGACCGTTGGTCACGTACTCAATCGACTCAGCTCCGCCACCTCTGGTGACGGCACCGTGGGTAAGACCCGGGATAATTCTTGACCGTCGTTCGACCATGATTCCTCCTTATAAGGAGAATAGGCCGAACGGCGAGAATCTCCCATTCCTTTGGTTACTAGTGCCGGGGGGCCCCTCAC